ACGACATTCTGTACGCCTCGATCGTCGCGGCCAACACGGCGGAGCCGGGCACGGATCCGAACGCCTGGACGACCGTTGATCCGTTCAGCCTTGCGCAGTACCTGGCCACCGTGCCCGAAATGAACGCCGCGGCGACCAACGCCAAGTTCGTTTCGCCCGGCCGCCTGTCCGTCGCCCTGCGCGAAGGCCGTTTCGACTATGTCGTTGCGACGCTGACGGGGTCGCAATACAGCGTCAATCTGCCGGGCGCCGCGTTCGCCCAGCGGGAGGGCGCGGCCCTCCGCATTTCCGTGCCCGGGCCGTCCCCGGCGGGCCCGGTGTCGATCCAGGTCAACGGCCTGACGCCGCTTCCGCTTCGCACCAGCACGAATACGGACATTGCGGCCGGCGACCTCCGCGAAGGCCGCATCTACCAGCTATTCTGCAACGGGTCGGTTTGGGCCGTGGCGCAGGCCCTGCCCTCGCAACTGGTCACGGTTCCGGTCGGCGCGCTGGTCGATTTCCCCACGGCGACGCCGCCGGCGGGCTTCCTGGTGCGCGACGGTTCGGCCGTCAGTCGCGCCACGTACGCCGCCCTGTTTAACCTGCTGGGCACGACGTTCGGCACGGGCGACGGGTCAACGACCTTCAATCTGCCCGACGACCGGGGCCTGTTCATCCGCGGTATCGACAACGGCCGTGGTCTCGACCCCGGGCGCGTGCTGGGGACGCAGCAGGGCGACCAGAACAAGGCGCACACGCACGAATACCTGCGCGCCCAAGGCGCCGACAACGGCCAGCTTGGTATCGACCCCAACCCCAACTGGACCGCCGCAGCGGAACAGACGGGCAGCAGCGGCGGCGCCGAAGCCCGCCCCGTGAACCGTGCGTACCTTCCCTGCATCAAAACCTAGAGTAGCGCGTTAATGGATGACCCGCCCAGCGAAGGCAGCACCACCATGCAAGTGACCCCCGTTACGTTCGACCGGACGATCAACCTGCCGTTCCTGGTCACGGTGGTGGCCGCGATCGCCGCCGGCAGCGCCTGGACCTCCAGCATCAACAACCGTATGACGGCCGTGGAAACCTCGACGCAGGGCTTGCCGGAAATGCGCGAGCGGCTGGCGCGGATGGACGAACGCGGCGAGGCGTCCCGGTCGACGCTGCAGCGCGTTGAGCGCATCCTGGACGACATGGGCCAATGACCCCCTGCGCGCGGGATCGCATGGGTGAAATCGGCCTGCTGGCCGCCATCGCCATGGGGGTTATCATCCTCATGGCGCTGAACGGCTACGCGTCGATTGAGAAGGGGCAGAACTTTGACGCCTCCGCCTATCTGGTCGTCCTGACGCTGATCGTCAGCACCGTGCGGGACCGCTGGACGCAGCGGAGCGTCGACCGCATGGGCGACCAGCTCGGCCAGTCCGTACCGGGCCGGGGCGGCGACCCGCTGCCGGTCGAGGTGGTGACCAAGGACACGGGGCCGGTCGAGGTGGTCACCCCTTCCGATACCGTCGACCCCGCCAGCCCCCGGAAGCTCGAATAGGCCAATCGTGCGCCCATGGCGGCATGATCGCCATGATGCGTTCGACTTCCTCCAGCGACCCGACGCCGTGCGGCACCTCAACCACGATTTCGTCGTACACATGCAGGACGGTCGGATAGCCCGCCGCGCGCAGGTTGAGGATGGCGAAGCGCAGCACGTCGTGAGCGGTCGCCTGGACGATATTTTCCGTCAGCCGGCCGCCGTACGTCTCCATGGGAACCCAGCCGAACGCGCCGTAGTTGGGGTTGCTGTTCCACGTCCAATAGACAAGCGAGAGCTGGTCCGACCATCGCGGCGACGGCTGCAGAAACGGCCGGGGGTACGTCAACTCGCGACCGCTCAACAGCGTGACCATGAGCCGCCGGGTCACGGGGTCGGCGTCGTCGCGCACCTGAAACCGAATGCCGCGGTGCTCGAACACCAAGCCCGGATATTGCACCGCCTGGATGGCCGCGCCTTCGTAACCGTACATTTCCGGTCGTCGCGCCGGATCCCACGGCATGCCCCGGAACTGGCCGCCCCAAAGCTCAACGATCGCGGGCGACGCTGCGCGCCAGGCGAGGATTTGCGCCTTGATCGTGTCGTCGTCTTCGGTTGACCCGAACGCCTTGTACGACCCTATCCAGCCGCCGAAGCCGCACGCCAGTTCGGACACCTTGCCGATGGTCTGCCGATCAGGGTGGTGCTCGCCGTGCAGGAGGTTGTACGCTTCGTATTCCTCAAGCGTGCGCCCCGTGATTTTGCTGGCGCCGACCAGATAGATGGGCTTGCCCTCGCGGAACGCGTCGATGCGCCATTGCTCGCCGGCCAGCATCGCGATCACCACGGCCTCAATGGCGCTGTAGTCGCTGGCGATCAGGTCGTATCCTGGCCGGGCGACGAACAGGCCGCGCAGGCACCCGCCGATGACCTTGAGCGCGTCGCCCAGGTAATATTCGATCAGGTCGAGGGACCGCGACCGCATCAGGGCTAGGGCGTGGTCGACGGCGCTTGAATGGCCCGGCGCGTCGGCCAGGTCTTTGGGCCGTAGCGGCCACTTCGCCTTGAGGCCGTCGGCCGCCGGCGCGCCGCAATGCAAGCACCCGGCGGCGGTCACGCGGTAGGGTTGGGCGCACGACCGGCACCAGCGCACGTCGGGCCCGGTGCGGGGCAGATTGAGCGGCTGGGGGCCGCTGCCGGTCGGGCGGCCGGTGCGGGCGCCGTGATGCACGATCACGTCGCGCAGCGTGTCGTCGCAGCTCGCCATCAGCTCCAGGGCGTACAGTTTCTTGACGCTGGCCGAACCGATCAACTGGCGGATTTCCAGCGCCCGCCGCACCGGCGATTGACCGCCCGGCGGGTGCGGCGCGAGGCGCGCCAGGGCGTCGTCAAGCGCTTCCTCATCCATGCTGGCCATGTGGAAGCCGTGCGCCGCCAGCCAGCCCTTCGTCGCGTCAAGCTGCGTCGGGTTCAGGCCGTTGGTCAGGGTGCGGAACTCGTCACCGTAGCGGTCAAGGGCTTGCTCCAGCACGGCGATACAGTCGCGGATACCCTCGCGGTCAACACCGATGCCGCGCCAGTTGATTTCCTGGTCGACGTACCAGAAACCCAGCTCCGCCGGCGTCATCGGCGGCATGATGGCCGACGCCTCGCCCTCCGCCGCAATGTCGTCGTCGCAGTAGCTGTACAGGCGCTCCGCTTCGGCCGGTTCATCGTCGGGCAGGATGCGGGTGCGCGGGTCGGCCTTGGTCGGATTGCGCGGCACGCTGAACTTGTCCAGCAGCCGCTTGCCGCCCGGATCCTTGGGCGTCGTCCGCAGCACCTTGGCCAAGTCGCCCAGCCCGCCCGGCAGCGAGTTAACGCGCGCCTTCGCCATGCTGCAAATCAACTGGTAAAAGGGGAGCGGCGGCCAGCCGTAGCGGCGCACGCATACGTTCGCCCAGACCAGGCGTTCAAACATGGCGTTATGAGCCTCCAGCACCCCGCCGGCGGCCAGGTAGTCGAACAGGTCACGCGGCAGCGGCAGGCCCGGCCTCCAGCGCCGCGTGACCCCGCCGCCCGGCCACCAAGGGGGCAGGCGGTATGAGCACGTCAGCACCTCCGCCGTCGGGTGTTCGGTATAGGCGGGCGCGCCGATCGACCGCAGGCCCTTGTACTTAGCGCCGGCCGGCGCATGCCATTTGCGGGCCGCTTCGTTCCAGACGTGCCCGGCCTCGCTGTACGTCTCGAAATCGACTTCCCCGTGCGCGAGGGTCACGCGGGTGGGGCCTCGCCCTTGGCGGCGGCCAGCACGGCGGCGGCCATGGCCCTATCCAGACGCGTGTACGCGTCTCTGGCGGCGTCAACGGCCGGTTTCAGGCGGGTGCGCTCAACGATGGCGCGGTGCTGCGCCCCGGCCGCTTCGGCGGCGCTGTCGAAACGGTGCAGCACGTCGGCCTCACGAACGTGGGTCGCGCCGTCATTTTCGTTCCGGCCGTACACCTGGCCGCCGCGCACGCTAGTGACAGCGAGGATGCGGAAGCCCGTCCCGCCGGGCGACCAGCCGGAAACGAGCGCCCAGAATATCGGTTGCTTGGCCATATCGTCGGTCCCTTCGGTAATGGCCGGGCCGCCCCGTCAAGAGCGGCCCGGGCCTGGTCGTTACTGCAGATAGCCGCTCGCGCGCATCTGGTCGTCGGTCCAGCCG